CCGTCCTCGGTGACGTCCATCATGGACACGAGGTTGGCGCGGTCGCCCTGCTGCCGCAGCCGCAGGGTCTCGGGCTTCTCGGGGCCACCGTAGCCTGTCTCCAGGAACCGGACGCCGACGACCGCCATGAGGCGCTCCTTCTGCTCCATGCCCTCCTGGAGGTGGTTGAGCCCCGCACCGGTGAACTCAAGGAACCCGGCCTTGGCCTGGTCGTTGTCGGTGACCCAGGCGCGGGTCGATCCGATGTGGACGTCGCCCTCGAACTCGAAGCCGGCCAGCCACGCGGTGGGCAGCGCGGTGAAGTGACGGCCGTGCTCCAGGTCAGCGGAGTTCAGGTAGTGGCTCAGGTTGATCGTGGCGAGGTCGTCCATGGGCACCTCTCCGATCTTCATGCCCAGGTGTCCCGCATTGAAGCAGACGAAGGGGATCTCCTTCATGGGCTGCCCCCCGGCGCCGCGGGGAACGACCACGCTCTCGCGGGCCCAGTCGCCGTTCGGCTGGCCCTTAGCGTCCTTGGGCCTAGACCAGATGACCTGGTAGTACACGCCGGTCTCGAGGTCGGACTCGCGGAGCGCGTAGTCCGCGACGGGGGACGTACGGGCAGGAGGGATGCCGAAGCCCAGCTCGCGGTAGATCTCCTCGTCCTCACGGGCGTAGGGGTCGCCCTGTTGCTTGACGAGCCGCTTCTCGCGAAGCACGACGGTCGTGGCGACCTCCCGTCCGCGGATCATCGTGGTGTCCCAGTTGATGATGTTCTCCGCGTGGTACAGCGACACGGCCGGAGGGGCGGTGCCGTCCTCGGGGTCGACGTCCACCAGCGCTCCGACACGGCCGACCGACACCTGCTCTTCCATGACGGAGGCCGCGAGGCGGTCGAGGGGCTGACCCTCGGTGCCGATCGACTCCTCAAGGTCGTCCAGGACTGCCGGTCCCGTAAGCGTCGGCCGCTTGAACGTGGACAGCCCGACCAGGGTGCGGATGGTCCGCGCCACGACGGGCAGGAACATCGCCCGGTAGCGGTAGTTGTCGTACTCAGACGCGGACTGACCTCCCAGCCTCGGCAGGTAGCGGTCGCCGCCGGACTTGACGGCGTCGGATCCGGACTTGACGTCACGTACCCGCGACCACTTGATCTGCGAGGACTCGTACTCGGGGTGCTGTGATGAGATAGGCATATCAGTAACCGATAAGCGGCTTGATTCGGAACCCGTCGCGTCCGACGGGGAAGTGGTAGTCCACGGCGTACCCGAGGGCATCCGTGATGTGCGTGAAGCGGTCGCCTCCGTTGGCGCCGCGCTTGTTCTTGTTGGCGTGCGTCAGGTTCTCGATGGCGGTGATGCAGTGCTGCGCGCCGTAGAGCGGGTTGGTCTTGCTCTTGGGCTCGAACGTCAGCGTGGTCAGCCCCTGACGGGCCTGGAGCTTGCCGTTGAAGGCGTTGTAGCGGTCCTTGATCGGCGTGTGCTTGGCCGGCGCGTGGATCTTGAAGCCGAACCGCTTGATGATATCGAAGTCCGACCGGCCGGCGGAGCCGCTGGTGGATCGCTGCTTGCCCGCGGGATCGGGGTAGATGTTGCGGAGGCCCCAGTCGCCCCAGTCATCGAGCAGCGTGCGGCACATGGTCTCCGTGTCGGAGTTGACCTGCTCGTAGGTCTTGATGACGTGCATGTGCTCGCCACGGATCCAGAAGACCGCCGCGGTCATGGGCGACACGTTGAAGTCCATACCCACGCCGAGGTACTCGATGTCGTGGGGGATGCCCATCTCCTGGATGTTGCGGTCCCGGTCGAACGCGTAGTAGACCTGACCGTCGTCGAGCGTGACGAAGAATCCCTCGATATAGGCTTCCGCAGTCTTCTCATCGTATGCGGCGAGTAGACTGCGGACGTAGCTGGGGTCGAGGGCCTGGTTCTGCCGCGTGGACAGCCGGACGAATCCTAGGTCGTAATTCTTACCAAGCTCGCCTTCGATGAGGTCCCGGCCCCAGGCGCCCTGGGCCTCGGGAGTACCGGTCATGCAGACCTCGCGGAGACGCGACTCCGGGTGACGCACACGAGCGAGCATCTGGTCGAAGACTTCCTTGTCCTGGATGAACGGCTCGTCGATGATGGCGGCGCCGAGGTTGGGGCCCTTCAGACGCTCGGGCTTCTCGCCAGAGTACACGATGATCGTGCCCTTCCTGCCGTAGAAGTCGATCAGGAAGCGGGAGCTGTTGACCTTATAGGTCCAGCTAAGTCCCGGGTGGATGGTCCGCTTGCCGTCCAGAAGCTCGGCGATGGTGACGACCACGGTGTCCTGCGCCATCGAGTAGGTCGGGGACACGACCGCCACCGGGGCCGGTGAGTTGTGGAGGGCCAGCGCGATGGCCCGCTTGGACGCGGAGATGGTCTTGCCGGCACCGTAGCCCCCGATCAGCACCTTGACCTGGTTGGGAAGATCCCACCACTCCTTCTGTCCGGGCCACATTCCTCCCTGAAGCATCCGACCATCCTCGTCGAAGACGGGGGGCTGGGTTGTCCAGAAAGACGAGCTTTCGCCCGCGTCCCTCTTGGGTGCGCGGGCGCGTAGCTTAGAGAACTCTCGCTGGAAGCCGTCCACAGTCTCAGATGAACTTGCTGTCGGGGTCGATGATCTCGCCCTGCTCGGCAGAGTCGTCGACGATCTTACCCCAGGTGCGGGCGTCCCGGCGCTCCAGCACGGACAGCGCCCTGCGCCAGAGCGCGTTCTCAGGATCGCTCAACGAAGCGATCTGCTCCGCTTCATATTGCGCGTGGGCCCGCGCCGCCGTGATGAACAGCTGCATGTAGATGCGGTCCTCGACCTCGTCCGAGTTGGTCTCAACCGCGTTCTCTCCGCGCTCAAGCCAGCGCTTGAGCCGAGTCTCGGTGGTCGCGATATATCGGGCGCAGGTCGCGAGAGGCAGCCCTCGGCGGAGGAGCTTCTCTACCTGGTTGATGACAGCCTCATTGGGCGACGTAAGTGCCTGCCAGGGCTGCTGGGGGGAATCGGACATATGGTGTGTTAGAGTGGCCACTCGAACTGTGAGGCCCCATTGTATCACAGGACCGCGATTTTTAGGGGAAACCCCTCTTTCTGTTAGCGTAGACCGCGTTTTACGCTCGTGCCTCGACGGGTGCGGGTGACGACCAGCTGCTGGTCGAACTCGCCGGAGGTGGTGCTGCGGTGGTCGACGATCCAGACCTCGATGCCGAGGGTGGCGGCCCGCTCTCGGAAGAAGGCCATCATGTCCCGGCAGCCTCGCGTGGAGAGGTGCTGGCCGGGCTCGTCCCAGACCTCGAGCGCCATGGCGCCACCGAAGCGTGATCGGATCAGGTCGCACATGGCGGCCTGGGTGGCGATCTTGAGGCGCTGCAACTCCCCGCCAGACCATGTCTCCAGGGGAACCGGCTCCTGGTTGGAGGGTGACTGGATCAGGCAGCGGAAGCCCTTGGCGATTCCGCCGGCCTTGGTCTCGCGCTCGACCTCGTACAGGATCCTCCATCCGCGGAGTCCCAGAGACAGGGTGTGCGAGTTGCTCAGCGCCTCCAGCTCGTCCAGGGCCGCACGGAGGAGCCACAGGCGGATGTCCTGGAATCCCTTGACCCAGAAGTCGAGCTTCAGGATGCCCTCCTCGACCTCCTTGCACCACGCCGCGGCCTTGTCCCGGTTGTGCTTGGTCTCCTCGGCGGCGTTGCCTGCGGTAATCATGCGAAGCCGGATGTGGTCCTCGGGCACGATGGGCTCCATAAGATCCTCAAGGTTCTGCTCCAGGGTCTCGATGGTGGCCGACACGTCGCGCAGCTCGGCCTCCACGGCCCGCTCCTCAGCCTGCTTGGCCTTCTGGGACTTGCGGGCCGCCTTCCCCCGGGTCACAACGTCCTCGTACATGGTCAGGGCAGTCTTGGCGTCGAGCCTTGCCTGCCTAAGATCGGGCTCCATTGCGTCCAGCTTGCTCTGAGCGGCTGCCTGCGCTGCGCTACGGGCCTCGGCGTCCAGATCCGAGTGGCAGGTCGGACAGGTGTCCCCGAGCCCTCCTGCGGCGCTCACAGCCTCTGAGAGCATCTCCGCCCGGGCCTCCAAAGCGGCCAGCCGGTGACCGGCGTCCCTGCTATCTGCCTGAAACGTCTCGGCCTCCGACATCAGCTTCTCGATAAGCTCGTCCGACCTCTCCAGGGAGAGGCGGGCGTCGGTGGCATTCTGGGCCAGCTGGTCGCGCAGCGCCTTGTGCTTGCAGTGGGCGTCGGCGACCACCTGGATATGCGATTCACGCTCCGACCGGCGGCTGGCGCACTCCTCCTCTGCCCGGTCGAACGCCTGCGTGGCAGTGATCACCTCGGCCTCCCGGACCCGGAGGGCCCCGTCCATCCTGTCCAGCTCCCTCAAGGCGTCGGTGTGCTTAGCCTTCTCCTCCTTGCGCTCCTCGGAGGTGCGCTGGGCGGCTTCGGACCAGCCGTCAAGGTCGAGCGCCTTGGACAGGAACTCCATCTTCTTGCGGGGCGTCAGCTCCAGGAACGACTCGGAGAACTGACCCCGGACCACGGTGGACAGGAAGAGGTCGTAGTCCAGGCCGACCATGCGCTCGACCGAGGCCTGGTCGATCTCCTCGCCGTCCAGCCCGGCGGTATCAGCGCCCGGGCCCTCGGCCTCCCTGAACAGCCGGATGCCGTTCGGGTTGGCGGTGCGCGAGATGGTGTAGCGGTGCCCCTCCACCTCGAAGGTGAACTGGACCCGCGGGGTGGCGACGTCCACGCCCCAGGGCAGCAGGGCCGGGCCGCGTAGCCCACGGATGGTCTTGCCGAAGAGGCACCAGCACAGCGCGTCCCACACCGTGGACTTGCCCGTGCCGTTGGCGCCCAAGTCAGGCTCAGCCTCGTTGACGCCGGTGATCAGGCCCAGGGTGCCCGGCTGGTCCGCCAGGGAGATGACCTGCTCCTCGGAGAAAGAGCGGAAGTCGCGGACGCGGATGACTTGGGGCGTGATTCTCATAGGTTTATGATACGGGCGCCCACCTCGCGGAGCGAGTCGGAAACCATATTTTCCTTGCAGTAGGCCGCGTAGGTCTCAGCGGCAGTGAGCCGGACAACCTCGGCGTCCGTGTGAGTCTCCGGGATGAACGTCTCGTCCAGGCACTGCATGCTGATGGCCTCGATGCTGGCGCCGGCGGCCGTTGCCTGCCGGAACAGATCCTCGCGGATGTCCTGCCACTGGCCCATGTCGTCCCGGGCAAGTCGCACCGTGACCTTGACCTGGTCTCCGCCGCCTACCTCGCTCAGGGCACCCTCCACGGCGGAGGGGCCGACGATCTCCACCGCCAGCTTCTGTACGGCGTCGATCGGGATGCTGACCAGCTCGCCCGCGTCCCACAGGATGAAGCGGGGGAGCCACGTGTCGCCGAAGCAGATCGGGTGCGGGGCGCCGAGGTAGGTTACAGGGCCGACCTCCTGGGGCACGTGCACGTCGCCGGCGATGATCGGGACCTGTGCCCCCTCGTAGAGGCCAGTGTGTCGTCGAGGCTCGTCCGGGCACAGGTCAACGCCGTGGTTGTCCATGCACCGGCCGTTGGCCATGGTGGACCCACGGACGGTGTTGTGGATCCAGATCATATCGTAATGCTCATCGCGGACAAGGTCCGTGACGCGACGACCGGTCAGGGTGTTCAGGGATCCCTGGTCGCCGCCCGCCTGTCCGAAGCGGGAGGTGGCGGTGGAGTGGGCGTGGGGGAGCGCGAGTACCCTAGAGTCGCCGACCTGGATGACCTCCGGGTCGCTGATGAACCGGACGTTGGGCAGCAGGTCGAGGAAGCCGAAGAACGGGAGGTGCTCCTCGGTGTAGTCGTGGTTGCCCTTGAGGATGTAGACCTCGAACTCCTGCGCGAGGGCGTCGATCTCCTTGGTGATGCGGTTGACCAGCGCCGCCGAGTGGCCGCCCTTGGCGTCCGTGATGTCGCCCAGCAGGGCGATCACAGTGGCGCCTTGCTCGCGGGCCACTCGGCGTAGCTTCCCGAACACGCCGAAGCGGTACTCGTCGCTATACCTGTCGGTGAGGTGGATGTCCGACGTGAACAGGATCTTGGTCATTACTTCTTGATGGCGTCGTAGTCGACGCCGGAGATAAGCGAGTCGAGGCGGAAGGCGTGGCAGTCGTGCATGGGGAACGTGCACACCAGCGGGATCGCCCCCTTCTTGGGGCACAGCTTGCGGTAGCCCTTGCCCGTGGTCAGCACCAAGTCAGGGCAGCGGTCGCCGCGCAGCACCACGAGCGGTGCGAGACGCCCGGCCTTCTTCGCCTCCTCCAGCGTGTGCAGGAAGATCTCCAGCGGGCGCTTAGTCGCCTTCTGGGAGGTGGCCGTGCTGGGCTCGGCAACGTCGCGGTGCCAGTCGAAGGAGTGGTAGCGCTTGGCCTCGACCAGGAAGGTGCTCGCGAACCACTCGCCCATGGGGTCGACGGCTCCGATGTCGCCTGCCTGGGCGTCGGCCGACTTGCCCTTGCGGCGCTTGATGGTGGCCCGGCCTCCAGACATGGCGGTGCGCCAGAGGAGATCCTCGCGGGTCCCGTTCGAGATCCACAGGGAGAACATGACGCAGAGCGTGCGCTCGTAAGCCGCGCCCTTCTTACCGCCGTATCCGGGGGCAGCCATCAGGCGTCCACCCCGTACTTGGTTCGGGCCGGAGCGAAGCTCTCCTCGATGTCCTTGTAGACCTGGACCGCGACCTCGCGGATCTTGTCGATGTGGACCTTGCGCTCCTCGGGGGCGCTTCCGTCCACCTTCTTGAGGAAGGTGGTCGCGGCGGCGAGGGTGTCGGCGATCCCAAGCTCCTTGCCCTTGCCGGACTTGACGATGAACTGGAGGCTGGCCGCCTCGTCGTGCACGCCGTAGCCGAACATGATCGGGAACTCGATCTTGCGGTGTGCCGGACCCATGCGGTTCTTGACGATGGTGGCCTTGGACATGACGCCCACGACCCGCTCGTTCCCGCTGACCGTCTTCTTGATCTGCTTCATGTGCTGAAGCTCGACCTGCTGGCTGACGTAGAACTTGAGGGCCTTTCCGCCAGAGGTGATCGTCTGCTTGCCGAAGGGGCCAGCGTTGAGGTTCGCCCGGACCTGCGACATGATCATGAGCGTGATCCCGCAGGCGTTGAGCCGGCGGATGTAGCGGCGGAAGAGCTGCGACAGGAGCTTGGCCTTCTCGACGCCGAACGTCCCGTCCTCCATGGAGCGGGCGACCTCGGCGTTGGTCGTGAGGGCGTCGATCGAGTCCAGGATGATGAGGCAGGGCTGGAGGTCAGTCTCGCCCTCGCGCTCGGCCAGCATGGCGTCGAACATAGAGGCGACCTGCTCGACCGTCGAGAAGTCCTCGTAGAGGTCGATGGCCTCGGTGTTGAGGCCCAGCGTCTCGGCGTACTCGGGGTCGAACGCGGCCTCGGTGTCGATGTGCACGATGCGGCCCGTCGGGTACGCCATCATGAAGTTCGCCGCGGCCTCGATTCCGAGGAGCGACTTGCCGGAGGCGGACTCGCCGAGGATGTTGGAGACTCGGCCGACGGCCCAGCCGCCGCCAAGCGCGGCGTCCAGGAGGGTGCAGCCGCTGGAGAAGAACTCGATGCCTTCGTCGTCTCGGACGACTGGGGACGGAAGTTTGGACTTAGCCATGGGGGGTATTGTTGTTCGGAGGTGGTGGAGCCGAGGGGAATCGAACCCCTGTCCGGGAAGAGCGTGGGACTTCACACTTGGGCGATAATCGTCCTGCTTGCGCTGCTCAACCCGTCGAGACCGGTGCGGCCCCTTGGAAGTGGAAGTGGCCCCTCACCCCGTGCGGAGGGTGAGGGGCCGGGTGGAACTGCGATCAGTCCCAGTCGAGGTCGGCGTCGTCCTCACCGAAGATGTCCTCGACACTGGCAGCCGGAGTCTCCTCGACGGCGGCCGGGGGTTCTTCAACCGCAGCCGGGGCTGGCTTGGGAGAAGCGTTGGGGACGACCCCGCCAGAGGTCTCTTGGGGGGCCGGCTCGTCCTCGAAGCCGGAGAGACCCATGACACGCGCGATGTGCGAAGCCGGGTAGGCCACCAGGAGGTCCGTGAGCTTGTAGCGCTCGAACTCGTCCATCCAGGCCTTCATCTGGGCTTCGTTGGTGGACAGAGGCGTCGGCTTCGGCGCGATCTGCTCACCAGTGTACTTGGTGTTGATGCCCTGACCGTCGCGCTTGAACGCAACGTCGTGGCCCTCGTACGGATCGTCGACCATGCGGAACTCGCCGGTGTCGACGTCGTCCATCTGATCCACGATGTTAGCGTCGATCGACGCAGGCATGCTCCAGAACTTGATGCCCTCCTCGGTCTTCGAGCGGTCGATCAGGAGCGTGAAGCGGCGGGCCTTGGCGCGTAGGCTGTTGGCCTCCTTCTTGGCCTGCTCCTTCGCGGCACCCTCGGGCATCCGGCTGGCAGCGAGGCTGGCCTTGAGCTGCTCGGCGCAGATGGGGCACTCGCCCTTCCCGCCGGTGATGCTGTCGTCGTTGTGGTTCAGGCACAGGTACGAGGCACGGTCCGGACCGACACCGTAGTGGACGTGGATGGTCACGGAGTGGTTGGTCTCACCGGGGACGCCCATGAGGCGGACACGGTTCTTGCCGTCGGCGGGCTTGAACGACTGGAGGTCCCGGGTGTACGGGGAGTCGTAGCCTTTTGACTCTTGGGCACGGGCTTGGCGGAGAGCCGCCCGCTTGGCGGCGATACGTTGTTCTCTGGTTTGGTTAGTCATGATGTTTGGTGCGCTAGGCGCGTGGTTCTATGTTACGAGTGGTGTGCCCAGTTGGGCAGGGAAAGTTCAGGAAACCTGCGAACGCTTGGCGAGGCGGGCTTCCGCGATGGTGGCGGGGTCCGAAGAGAACTCCCGCCCGTAGATCTCGACCAGCTCGCGAAGAGCGTAGCCGCGAT